GGAAGGCTACCGCGTTGAGATCAAGCCTCGCACTCGCACGCTGGCGCAGAACGACATGATGTGGTCGATCCTTACCGACATCAGCCATCAGGTTGAATTCATCGTCAACGGTGCGCTCGTGAAGGTGTCGCCCGAAGAAGTCAAAGACATCCTGACGGCTGGCCTGCGCCGTGAAACGCGGATGGCGATGGGCATCGATGGGGGCATGGTCCTGCTGGGCCAACGCACCAGCAAGATGAACGTGCGTCAGATGACCGAACTCATCGAGCTCGCCTACGCCTTTGGCAATGAGAAGGGCGTTGACTGGTCCCGTACCAGCCTCGGGAGAGACGCGTGATTCGCAACTCGACCCTTCAGCGCAAGACGCCAATGAAGCGCTCCAAAGCTGCGCGCGGCGAAGGCTTGGGCCGAAAGGTCGAGATTGTCATGGGCTTCTATCGCCCGCCCGGTCACAAGTTGCCGACTCTGCTTCGCAGTGAGCAACACCGCCGCAACGTGGCCGCACTCGGCTGCCTTGTGACCGGGCAGCCCGCACAGGCTTGCCATGTGAACTTGGGGAAGGGCGCCGCACTGAAAGCATGCGACAGCCTGTGCTTCCCGCTGAACCCTAATCTGCATCGCCAGCATGACCAAGGCGGTATTCCGCGCGCTGAGCGTTGGAAGCGTGAGTGGGAATACGTGGATGCAACCCGTGCCGCGCTAATGCAGCTGGGAAAGTGGCCGGCAGAAGTGGAAGTGCATTACCAGCGCGCTGTGGAGCCATTGCGCCGCCTGGTCAAAGGAGATGAATGATGGCCGGCGATTGGATCAAGATGCGCGGCAACCTGTGGGATGACCCCCGTGTCGCTCGTCTGGTTGACCTGACAGACACGAGCGAGGCAGCAGTAATTGGCGGTCTGTATTGGCTGTGGTCCACGGCTGACCAGCACACGGCCGATGGCTTCATGCCGGGCTTGTCATGCCGCCAGATCGATCGGAAGACCGGAATTCCGGGCCTGGGCCAGGCGCTTGTCGATGTCGGTTGGATTGAGGATCACGCAGATGGGGTTTCGATTGTGAACTTTGAGGACCACAACGGCGCGTCCGCCAAGAAACGCGCTCAGACCGCGAAAAGGGTCGCTAACCACCGTAGCGGTAACGCTACCGAAACGCCTAATGATGAATCGCGTAACGCCGATAGCGTTACGGTTGCGTTAGCTAGAGAAAGAGAAGAGAAAGATAAAGTAGAACTACCCCCCAACCCCCCTTGCCAGGGGGGTGAAGAGTCCGACGAGCCTTCGGCTGAAAAACCCAAGCGGGAACGCAAAGAGCGCTGTTCGCTGAAGACCTTCCTCGACCGTTGCCGCCAGGCCGGTGAGACGGCCATCAGCGGCTACGAGCCTCTGCGCAAGTACGTGGACGGTGTTGGCTTGCCCATGGAGTTCGTGCAGCTTGCATGGGATGTGTTCAAGGCTGAGCACTCGCCCGAAGGTGCCAACGAGCGCCGCTTGCAGGCTGACTGGCGCAAGCACTTCCTGAACTACGTGACCAAGGGCTACTACCGGCTCTGGTACGCCGATGCAGCCAACGGCACGTACTCGCTGACGACCCAGGGCGTCCAAGCCCAGCGCCTGCATGCGCACAAGGAGGCAGCATGAACGCCGAAGCCTTGCGTGTGCCGCCGCATTCAGTCGAAGCTGAGCAGGGCGTGCTGGGCGGACTGTTGCAAGACAACCGCGCTTGGGACCGCCTCGGTGATCTGCTGGCTGCGGAGGACTTCTACCGGCACGACCATCGGCTAATTTTCGAAGCGGCGGTGCACCTACTGAACAGCAGCAAGCCGGCCGACGTCCTGACCGTTCACGACGCGCTGCAAGCCCAGGGGCGTGCTGAAGCGGCCGGCGGCCTAGCGTACCTGAACGCGATCGCCAGCAACGTGCCCAGTAGCGCCAACGTGCGCAGCTACGCGGAGATCGTCCGCGCCCACCGCGTGCGCCGCGACGTGGTGATGCTGGGCCACGATATTGCAGAACTGGCCGCCAATGAGGCCGGCGACTCGTCAATGCTGATCGAACAGGCTACAGGCCTCGCCATGGCATTGGCCGACACGCGCCAAGCTGGGCGCGATCCGGTCGAGGTGGGCTTCCTGCTGCGAGAAGTTATCGAATCCCTGGAAGCCCGTGGCGAGTGTGCCGGCGGGATCTCTGGGCTTGCCAGCGGGTTCACGGACCTGGATCAGAAAACTAGCGGCTTCCAAGCAGGCGACCTGATCATCGTCGCCGGCCGTCCGTCAATGGGCAAGACGACACTTGCGATCAACGTTGCGGAGAACGTCACCGAGGAAGAGGGCGTGGCGCTGGTGATTAGCCTGGAGATGGCGGCGGCGCAACTGGTGGAGCGAACCATTGCGCGGTACGGGGTGATCGACACCCAGCGCCTGCGCACAGGGAAGCTTGAGAACAACGATTGGCCGCGGTTGACGCACGCCATCCAGAAGCTGGAAAGCCAGCGCCTCATCATTGCGGACGATCCTGGGCTGGCCAACGTCGCGCGCGTCCGGCTCGCGGCTCGGAAAGTGAAGCAGCGTCAGGGGCGTCTGGATCTGATCGTCATCGACTACCTCCAGCTCATGCAGGGCGAAGGAAGCAGCCGGAACGAAGACCTAGGCAGCATCACGCGCGCGCTGAAGCTGATGGCGCGCGAGCTCGGGTGCCCGGTGATCCTGCTGTCCCAACTGTCCCGCAAAGTGGAAGAGCGCCCGAACAAGCGTCCGCTGATGAGCGACCTGCGCGAATCCGGCGCCATTGAGCAGGACGCCGACGTGATCCTAATGGTCTACCGGGACGACTACTACAACGAAGACAGCCCGTTCAAGGGCCTGGCCGAGATCCTTATCCGCAAGCAGCGCATGGGGCCGTTGGGCGAAGTATTCCTGACATTCCAGGGCCAGTACTCGCGATTCCTGGATGCAGATAAGCAAACCGTGACCGAAGCACGCAACGCCGTGCAGTTCAAGCCGAAGCAGAAATACAGCCAGTTGAGGGACTGATATGAACACCAAAAACACGAATCCGATGATGTCTGTGAATCGCAGAGGTAATAAGCGGGTAGTGCTCGCAGCCTTGGAGATGCA